GAGTCTCTTATCTCCTAGTTACTGAGCGTTATGCAGAAGATGGTCGCCCAGCTTCTTTCGAGTGGGTTGCTAATACTCGCGTAACCTTTACAACTGATTTATTCGGCATTCATGTAACTCAGTATTACATCGATGCTTCACCTGTTGACATGAACGATATTGTCACAATTCAGGGTTTCGATGAAGGCGTGTTGGATCGCTCAGGTCGCACAATTCAGGCAGCCATTGATGTAGATCGTGCTGCAGCAGTTAATTCTGCAAACCCACAACCTGCTGGCTTCCTTAAGAACTCAGGCGCAGACCTTCCACCTAACGAGGTGCAGGGACTTATCGCAGCTTGGAAACGTGCCCGTCAGAATAATTCAACTGCTTATTTAACTTCTACTCTTGATTACTCCCCAGTTGCATTTAGCCCAAAAGACATGCTCTACAACGAGGCGATTCAAAACCTCAGCACTCAGGTCGCTCGCGCAATGAACGTTCCAGCTTATTATCTTTCTGCTGATCAGAACACAACAATGACTTACTCAAACGTTCAAGACGAACGCAAGCAATTCTATGCGCTATCAATCGAGCCTTACATTCAGGCTATTCAGTCACGTCTCTCAATGGATGACATTTCAACAGCAGGGCACGAAGTTAAATTCTGCGTTGGAGATACATTCTTAAAGCAAGACCCACTTGTTGAAATTCAGGTACTTGAGAAGCTCTTATCTCTAGGACTTATTACAACTGAACAAGCAATGGCAATGACAGATTTAACTCCTAACGGAAGCGAAGGAATCAGTTAATGAAAGAACTAATTATCGAAGCATCATCTATTGAATGCTCGGAAGAACGTCGCGAAATCTCAGGCAAAATCGTGCCAATGGGAACAGGCGAAGTCGGTTCAACCAATATGGGCGGCGTTGTATTCGCTGCAAACTCAATCGATGTAACAGACATCTCTAAAATCAAGTTGCTATCACAGCACGACATGAAGAAGCCAGTCGGACGTATGACTGCTGCTGAAGTTCGTCCTGATGGCATTTATGCAACATTCAAACTTTCACGTTCCACAGGTGGAAACGATGCACTTATCCAAGCACAAGAAGGACTTGTATCAGGTCTTTCTGTTGGCGCTGAAATCATTTCATCTCAACCATCACGCGACGGTCATATTGTTGTGACTGCTGCAAAACTAAAAGAAGTTTCTCTCGTGACTGAACCGGCTTTCAAGTCTGCTCAGGTATTAGAGATCGCAGCAGAGGAAGTTATCCCTGCTGAACAAACAACAGAAAGCGAGCCCGAAAAAGTGGAAGAAACCACAACTCCGGTTGAAGCTCCAGCAGTTGAAGCAGCGGCAGTAGAAGCGGCTCGCCCAACAGTTGTAGCGAATCTCCAAGTTAAAGAGCGCACAGCTCCAATCACATCAGCGCAGTACCTCGAAGCATCAATCAAGGCGGCAATGGGAGACGACTCAGCTCGTCGCACAGTTCTTGCAGCAGATGACACAACTTCAACAAACACAGGACTTACACTCCCACAGCACCTAAACGAGTTCATGACAACAACATTCACAGGTCGCCCTGCGTTTGAAGCAGTAACTCGCCAAGCACTTCCAGCATCAGGAATGTCTTTCACAATTCCTAAGTTGGGAACAGCACCAACAGTTGCAGACGCTGACGAAGCTCAGACAATCTCAACAACAGGCATGACATCAACTTACGACACAGTAACTGTAAACAAGTTCGCTGGTCGCAACGTTGTTTCATGGGAACTTATTGACCGCTCATCACCAGCGTTCATGGATCTCCTAATGACAGAACTTCGCAAGGCATACGAGAAGTCAACAGATGCAGCACTTATCGCAGCATTCACAGCTTCAGGCACACAGGCAACAGGCGTTGCTGCAACAGCAGCAGGACTCCAGAGCTTCATCTCTGTAGAATCAGCAGCAGCTTACAAGGCTACTGGTGGAAACTTCGCTAACAAGCTCGTTGCATCAACAGACCAGTGGGCAGCAATCAACGGTTACGTTGATGGTGCTTCACGTCCACTTTACTCAGCACAGGGTCAGACACAGAACGCATCAGGCGCAACTGTTCCAACTTCTGTTGTTGGTAACGTTCTTGGAACTTCACTCATCGTAGATCACAACATCTCAGTATCAGGAATCGTTGACGAGTCAGCATTCTTGGTTGCACCTGAATCAGTTTACGCTTGGGAATCACCAACAACACAACTTCGTCTCAATGTTCTTACAACAGGCGAAATCGAAATTGCTCTTTACGGATACCTTGCAATCGGTGTTCTTAAGGGTGGCGTAGGCGTTCGTCGCTTCAACCTCGCGTAAGCGAACCTAAGTCGCTTGAGGGGGCTGCCAGAGCCCTTGCAGTCCCCTCAAGTCTTTAGAAAGGATAATAATGAGCATCACAACAGTTGCAGAACTTCGCACAGCCCTCGGCGTAGGCACTCTCTACGCTGATGCCGTCTTGCAAGAAGTCTGCGATGCTGCTGATAATGTCTTATTGCCTTTTCTATGGAAAAACGAAATGCCTATTGTTGCGCATGGCAACACAAGCACAACGGGAACTCTTTACTTTGATGAAGATATTAGAGACACCTTTTACGTCGGTCAGTCAGTAACTATCAGCAATGCTGGCACTAAATACAATGGCACTAAAACAATCACAGGCGTTAGCGCATATTCTTTCAATGTAACAACAAGCCATACCTCTGATAATCCTTATCACACAGTTGTGCCTTACGGAACTGCCGCTGCTGAAACTTACATTGACTACACAACAGTTCCAGCAATTCAAGAAGCAAGCCTCATGATTTCAATCGACATTTGGCAGAGCCGTCAAGCACCTTCTAGCGGCGGCGTATCAATCGATGGCTACACTCCAAGCCCTTACCGCATGGGCAATACTCTTATGGCTCGCGTTCGTGGCTTGCTAGCACCTTATCTAGACCCTCGTTCTATGGTGGGCTAATGACAGCCATCACCACATTACGATCTAGCATTGCGACAGCTCTTACTGACAATACAAAGTATTCTGTATTCTCATTCCCACCAGCAACGCCTATTGCTAATTCAGTAATTGTTACTCCTGCTGATCCATACATCACACCAAACAATAATGACTACACAGCAATCAGCCCTATGGCTAACTTTAAGATTTCAATCCTTGTCCCATTGCTAGACAATGAGGGCAACCTTGCTGGTATCGAAGCCGACGTAGTTCGGGTGTTCTCGCTCCTTGAAGCGTCCAGCATTGTATTTAACGTGGGAAGCGTCAGCGCGCCTAGCGTCCTATCAATCGCTTCCGGAGATTTACTGACTTGCGATATTGCAATCAGTACCCTAACGGAATGGAGTTAATCATGTCAGAATGGCACGATGAACAAAAAGCGTTCTTGGAGAAAATCGGACAGGTTGCTCCATCAACACCAGCACCAAAGCCAACTACTAAGAAAGACGAGGAATAAGCCGTGGCAGTATTTCTAAACAATGGAGTTGTTCTTACTGTTAATGCGGTAGACCTCTCAAACCACGTTACAGCAGTAACTCTCAACCGCACTTTCGATGAACTCGAAGTAACAGCAATGGGTGACTCAGGACACAAGTTCGTCAAGGGACTTGAAGCCTCATCCATCACAATCGACTTCCTCAATGACACAGCAACAGCAAACGTCCTACAGACTTTGCAAGCTGCATGGGGCACAAACGTAACAGTTACAGTTAAGCAGACTTCTTCTGCTACTTCTGCAACAAACCCTCTTTACACAATGACAGCACTTGTAAACAACACAACCGATATTAACGGCGCAGTTGGCGACTTGGGCACACAGAGCGTAACTTGGAACGTTTCAGGTACAATCGCAGTAACAACTTCCTAATAACTAACTAAGGGGCTAACAATGGCAAAACTCAAAGTAACAAGGGCAGACAACTCAGTAACAGAGTACGAAATTACTCCTCTGATTGAATACGCTTTCGAGCAATATGCCAAGAAAGGCTTTCACAAAGCGTTGATAGAAGATCAGAAACAATCTGATGTCTATTGGCTCTGCTGGGAAGCAATCCGTCGTTCGGGTGAAACGGTCAAACCCTTTGGGGAACAGTTCTTGGAGACCTTGAAGTCAGT